GAGGCAATCAAAACCTCAACCCCTGCACCTTGTCGTCAATACATTAAAGATGCACTTGAGATCATCATGACGAAAGAAGAGGATGATGTCATTGACTTCATCGAAAATGCTCGTAAAGAGTTTAAGAAACTTCGACCAGATGAAATCGCATTCCCCCGTAGTGTATCTGAAATCAAGAAATGGGAATCTCGGACTGATATGTATAATAAAGGTTGTCCTATTCATGTTCGTGGTGCAATCCTCTACAACCACTACACTAAGAAAGCTGGACTTGATAAGAAGTATGCAGCAATCCAGAGTGGTGAGAAGATTAAGTTCTGTTATTTGAAAACACCCAATACTATTCAAGAGAATGTTTTCTCCTTCATTCAAGAGTTTCCAAAAGAACTGGATCTTGAAAAGTATATCGATTATGATGCACAGTTCAACAAATCCTTTGTAGAACCGATGAAGATCATTCTTAATGCGATTGGTTGGTCTGTTGAAAAGAAAGTAAGTCTGGAATCATTCTTCGCATGAATTTTTTATTTGGACATCCTCTATGGGTTCTTGACAATCTTCTATCGCAAGAGAAAATAGATTCTTTGATGGGGGAAATCTATAGAGATATGGATTATGGTTTTGAAAGACCAGATGTAAACTGTAATTGCAAGACTTCAATTCACAGAGAAGATAATATCCATTATCCTATAGATGAGTTTAAACGAGCATATGAACAATTTAGTTCTGAAATAAATCTAACTTGTCATGAATATTATATTTCTTGTCCTTGGTATAATCATTATCATATAGGAACGGGACAAGAACCCCATGTTCATGTTGGGTCTGGTCCGAACTATGCTTTGTTTTCTGCTGTTTATTTTGTTCAGGGTTGTGAAGATAAAGAACTGATTTTTATGAATCCATCGCAGAGTCACTTGTACTATGCAAAAATACTTGATCAGTTCGTTAGAGATGGTGAAATACAACACTCTTCATTTTTTGGATCTCATTGGTTTAAACCAAAAGATAATCAACTTATAATTTTTCCCTCAACTTTAGAACACTATGTTCCGTATCAAAAACAATCGGAACCCAGAACAACTATTTCTTTCAATATAAGGACGGGTGATGACTAAATAATCTGTTTGCAAATACAATAAAATCCCTGTATAATTAAACCAACCAACAAAAAAATATGGAACTTCCTATCAACGATAAAGAACTCGCAACCATTGTAAGCGCACTTCGTCTAGGTGGTGACGCAGCTCTTTATCAGAAGATTAATACAATCAAAGAGATTAGAGATGCCAACCCTGGCGGACCCTATAAAAAAATTGCTCGTGAACAATTTGGATTCGTACTATAATGTTTTTTGAAAAAGTAAGTTTGGTAACTGGTGGATTTGATCCAATCCATAGTGGACATATTCAGTATTTTAAGAGAGCTAAAGACTTCTCAGATTATCTTGTAGTGGGTATTAATACTGAAGAGTGGTTGACTAAAAAGAAAGGTCAATACTTTCAATCATGGGTTGAACGTGCAGATATTATTAGACATTTAAATATGGTTGATGCTATTGTTACTGTACCTGATGATGAAGTGGGATCTGCATGTGGTGCAATCGCAAAGTGTTTAGAAATTGCAGAAACTGTGGTATTCTGTAATGGAGGGGATCGCGGTTCTTCTAACACACCAGAACTTGATATGTATGGGAATGATCCCAGAGTTCAATTTGAATTTGGTATTGGAGGTACTGACAAAAAAAATAGTAGTTCTTGGATTCTCCGAGGATACTTTGATCGTCAACGTAAACTATTAGGTATTTGATATGGATTTTCTAAAAGATATTGTAAAAGAGATTGGTGGTGAATACACACAACTCGCTTCAGACATCGATGATCATGAAACTTATGTGGACACGGGTTCGTACATTTTTAATGGACTTGTTTCAGGGTCTATATTTGGTGGCGTATCTGGGAATAAGATTACTGCCATTGCTGGCGAGTCTAGTACTGGAAAAACTTTTTTCAGCCTTGCGGTCGTCAAGAACTTTCTTGATTCTAACCCTGATGGGTATTGTCTATATTTTGACACTGAAGCCGCTGTTAACAAGTCTCTTCTCGCAGATCGCGGTATTGACTTGAATCGACTTGTGGTGGTCAACGTTGTAACCATTGAAGACTTCCGTGGTAAAGCCCTGAAGGCGGTTGATCTATACTTAAAGAAACCTGAAGAAGAACGTGCTCCTTGCATGTTTGTGTTAGACTCTCTAGGTATGCTTTCCACGGAGAAGGAGATTACCGACGCACTCAACGACAAACAAGTCCGCGACATGACCAAATCACAACTGGTCAAAGGTGCGTTCCGCATGATCACCCTCAAACTGGGTCAAGCTAACATTCCCATGATCGTTACTAACCACACTTATGATGTCATCGGCGCTTATGTCCCTACAAAGGAAATGGGAGGAGGCAGCGGACTCAAGTATGCTGCTTCTACAATCATCCATCTCAGCAAAAAGAAAGAAAAGGATGGAACAGAAATCGTTGGAAACCTTATCAAGGCTAAGACTGCTAAGTCTCGTCTAAGTAAGGAGAACAAAGATGTTACGGTGCGTCTGTATTACGATGAGCGTGGTCTTGATCGATATTATGGTCTTCTTGAACTGGGAGAGATTGGTGGTCTCTGGAAAAATGTGGCAGGTCGTTATGAGATAGGCGGCAAAAAAGTTTATGCAAAGGCGATCCTCAAGGATCCTGAACAATACTTTACTCCCGAAGTCATGGAGAAGCTTGATGAAATTGCAAAACAAGAGTTTCGTTACGGGTGATTTTATCAAACTGTATGAAGACGCCTTGGGTGAAAAAGAGTGTGACATTCTGATTCAATTTTTTGAACAGAGTCATGCGAAAGAGATAGTGAAGAATGGAGGAACTCCAAACTTTACTCAACTGAATATCAATAAGAGTAATCCACAACTAATTGCACAGTTGTCACGGATTACTCAGAACGTTTTGTCTCTTTACAAAAGAGAACTACCAGAGTACACTAGATGGTATCCTTCAAGGCTTTTCTTGGAGGAGTTTCGCGTGAAGAAATATCATGCCAGAACTAAAGACAGGTTCGACCCACACGTCGATGTGCAAGACCATGCTTCTGCAAGAAGATATCTTGCATTTCTTTTCTATCTAAATGAAGATTTTAGTGGTGGGGAAACTGAGTTCCCGCATCACAGTAGAAAGATCACACCGAAGACTGGCTCGGTGATTGTCTTTCCTCCAACTTGGCAATATCCTCATGCAGGATTGAAAGTTAAGAAGGGAGTTAAGTATATAATGTCAACCTATTGTCACTACTATTGATGGACGAACGCATTGAAACTACAATCCTGAGGAGTCTTGCTCATAATGAGGAGTTCTCTAGAAAGGTGTTACCTTTCATCAGGTCTGAATATTTTACAGATTATACCGAAAAAGTAGTATTTGAGGAGATCTGTAAATTCATCTTCAAGTACAATAAACTTCCAACGCAAGAAGTCCTTCGTGTTGAAGTTGACAGTCGTTCGGATCTCAATGAAACCTCCTACAAGGATGTTACTAACTATGTGAATAATCTAGAGAAGACTGTTCTGGACTTCACTTGGTTGAGTGACATCACTGAAAAGTGGTGTAGGGACAAAGCAATCTATCTTGCTCTGATGGAGTCTATCTCCATCGTTGATGGTAATGATGATAAGAAAACTAAGGATGCAATCCCTTCAATTCTATCTGATGCACTTGCAGTTAGTTTTGATACTAACGTAGGTCACGATTATCTTCAGGATTATCAAGAACGATATGATTTCTATCATCAGACCGAAGAGAAGATTCCTTTCGATCTAGAGTTCTTTAATAAGATTACGAAAGGTGGTCTCCCTAACAAGACATTGAATATTGCACTTGCTGGTACTGGTGTTGGTAAGTCCTTGTTCATGTGTCACATGGCTGCATCTTGTCTCTTACAAGGTAAGAATGTTCTCTACATTACCTGTGAGATGGCAGAAGAAAAGATCGCAGAACGCATTGACGCTAATCTTTTGAATGTCAATATCCAAGAGATTCAAAACATGCCTAAGTCAATGTTTGAAAACAAAGTAACCAACTTGAGTAAAAAAACTCAAGGTACTCTTATAATTAAAGAGTATCCCACCGCTACTGCACATAGTGGACACTTTAAGTCACTTCTTAACGAACTTGCACTTAAGAAGTCATTTAGACCTGATATTATTTTCATTGATTACCTTAATATATGTGCTTCCTCACGATATCGCGGTAATCTTTCTGTC